AGCGCCCTTCTCTCCGCGCTCACCCGGCTCACCCTTCTCTCCGCGCTCTCCCGGTTCTCCTGTTGCTCCAGCCTCGCCTACAGCGCCTGAATCGCCCTTTTCAAGCTGACGCTCTTCCAACGTCTTCACGCGCTTGAAAATCGGAGCAAGCTCCTTGGCAAAATACTCGTGCAACCCGGCCACGAATTTAGCAGCATCAAATTTCATGTATAACCTCCTCCCCCAAACTCTTGCGAAACAATAAATGCAGCGCTTTATCAGTCTGGTCTTCATCATCCGATTCGTCAGCTGGCACAACAGGCGCTATTGGCTCTGTCGGCTTCGCAAATGGTTTATCTTGGTCACGCTCATCCAGCGCAGCCAGACTATAATTTTGTTGTTGCAAATATGGGGTGTCGCCCCCTTTAACTGGAGGCAGATTGAATTTTCTCCGCGCCTCATTGGGAGCATAAACAGCACCCTTGACTCCTTCAGTTGCCACCTTCATTTTCAAAAGCAAATCCATGCGCATCAAATCTTCAAGGTTGAACTCTGTCCCCAAACTCTGAGGAAGCTCTAACCCCTCATCAAGCAAACTCTCAATCGCTTCAATGTGGCGCTGAAGACAGTCTGAATAATATTTTCGATCAAGAGTTTCAGACTGCTGATAAGTCGGCATGACGCCAACGTGGATCTTATAAGGAGGGACTTTATACGCAGAACAAATTTTTTCATCCGTCCACTTAAACTGCTCTATCATTGCAGAGTCTGTCGCATTGACCGCAAGAGGTTCATATCTCAGCCCATCGCCAAGTACAGCGACTTTCCCAACGTGCTCTCCTGTATAATTCTCCCCCCAATGCGTCTTGATGCGATCAGCAGTTTCAGTTTTAATGTGACCCGGAGCAGACAACAGTCCGCCCGGTTGCGCGTTGTTCTGAAAGAACCGCGCGCTGTTTTGCTGCATAGCCAATCCCTGAGCTGTCGCCAAGCTCGCAGCATAAAGAGGTGGCACACCAACCAATGGATGGAACAAACAATCCATCGTGTCGTGAATTATTTCATAAGCTGGTATTGCAGGCAAATCTTTAACCACCCGAGATAGGTGGTCTTTTTTCGCTCTGTAAAATACATCTCCATTTTCTGCAACAAGCGGCGCGACCTTCTGAGGGTCAAGCACGTAAAGCGCAACGATGCGTCCTAATTCATTGCGCTGTTTCAGAACATACGTGTTGCCAAACGTCAACTTGCTGATCATCCACGCCTCGATAAACTTTTGACGCGTTTGAAATTTATTCGGTCGGCGGAAAACAGGACTGAATGCTGGCACCTCCCGCCAGATTCCATTCTCGTTCTGCGTCAACTGCAGCCGCAACTTCCCGATATCAGACGCAATCTGAGTCACGCAAGCATACACTGTAGGGTGAGCAAGCGCATCACCAAGGCTCACTGGGTCATCAATCTGAAATGCGCCGATGTAGGATTCCTGAAACACAGGGATCCAACCGCGCGATTGATCTGCGGGAAACAAAGACTTCACCGCCATGCGGCGCAGCCAATGCTTAGTTCCGTTGGTTATCTTTTTAAACATAATGCCCTATTCCGCTACCATGTCTTTGCGCTTGTAAGTGCCGCCCGATTTCTTTTTGGGTGATTCCTTTTTGGGTGATTCCTTTTTGGGTGATTCCTTTTTGGTTGATTCCTTTTTGGTTGATTCCTTTTTGGTTGATTTCTTCTCAGTCACCTTTTCTTCTTTCAACAGAGGAGCAACGGCCACAGGCACGCGCCGAACTCGGCCAACAGCTTCCAACAGTTTCACATGCTTTGCGCTGGGAAGTTCATACTCATCGCCAGGGCAGCGTAGCTGCGCATTATACCGATGGCGTTTCAACGTTTTTACAAGCATCTATTTGCCTTTCTATAAAAGGGCTGGGGTGACCCAAAAGAGCCACCCCAGAAAAATGTTTATCAGCCCTTATGAACCGCTGTTGTCATATGCGCCGTCACCAACATAACCTACGCAGTATGAGCCAGTGCGCCGAACCTGGAAATTGATCGGCCGAACCACCTTGATGGCGGTGGATTCGGTCTGGAACATGTTGACGATGTTCGAGGCCATCGTGGTGCCTCCCTCAGATTCATTCGCCGGGGTGGTGCTCATCTCAATCGTTGCCTCACGGCTGATTGAAACCTGAATCCCCATGTCACCGATTTTATAAATCTCACGAGGATTGACCAAGATCAGGTCATCAGAGGCCACGTTGTCTCCAGTAATAACCGTATCACCAAGCAACGTCCCGCCATTGGCATTGATCCCGGAGAACTCCGGCTGTCCCAGCGCATTGTAGAGCATCTGGATGCTCTTGGCCAGCGCAGGGTTCATCACGAAGTACAGCCCGGAAGCTGTCTTGGCTGCGATGAAATCTGCGTACAGAGTTTTGATGTCCGCGCGGAGCGCATCAGCATCAGTTCCGGATGCACTGTCAGCAGAAAGCCCATTGAGAATACCAGCAGGAGACACTGCTGAAACAGCAGCATCTGCGCTCAGGAACGTATCATCAACGCATTTGGAAATGGCTTCAGCGAGCGCATCACGGATGAGCGCTTCAGCAGCCGGGCTTGAGTCCCGGAGAAGCTCATTGGAAACAACCGCAAGAGCTGCAACTTTCAGCGGAGCCAGATTGACTGAACTGAAAGACTGAGCGCTGCCTGTGATGGCGCTGTTTTCGCCAACCCAGTATCCGGTTGCGGCTCCGTCCTGACCTTTGATCTGGACGTTGGCCGGAACTTCCCGCAGAGGCAGTCTGTCATAGACAGTCATGCCGTGCAGGTATTCAATAAAGTCCCCGGTGTACCGGGTATCCGCAGCAACCAGCTCAGCACCAGCTTCGCCAGAACCTGATCCATGACCTGCGATCGCTGTCTTGATTACATCAAGCAGCATGGGATTTGTCTTCCCCCAGCGCTTCTCAGCAACTGCGATCGGAGAAACCCCGTCCAGCTGTGCGACAGCTTTTGCGATGACCTGACGGACAAAGCTCTGACCAACAAACTTGTCATCAGGATCTTGCCTCTTGACTATAACAGTCGGTGCAGTTTTCACTGCAGGCTTGGGAGCAACAGCGGTCTGAGAATTGAAAAGCTCAGCCTGTTTCATCCGGACATCACTGTCCAGCGCTTCGATCTCAGCAACAAGCTGGTCGAATTCTGCGTTGTCTTCCACTGTTGAAGATTTCTGCTTAATTGATTCAGCAATCTCCGACATGCGGGCAGCTTTATTGCTGCGAGCTTCATTCAGCTCTGCGAGCTGTTCCTGTAAAGTTTTCATATTTTTTTCTCCATAAGATTTTGGTTGACCCGAAACGCCGGATTTAGTTTGATGGCCTGACGCGGCCTTAACAGTTAATATAGTTGCTTCTTGGTTTGCGGGAATTGTAACGGCAGAGAGTTCAAACCAATCCCACTTGGTAATTCTCCGCCCCCACCGTGAGCCTTCAATCTCAGAACTTTCTAGAGGCCTGAATCCGATGGACAAACCGCGGACAAGTTTATTCTTAATCATCTGCCACGCTTCTGCTAACCGGTCTTTCAGATTGCCCTCTTCAGGTATGTCGGCCACTTCGCCCTCAATCGCTATGCCAGAGGCTGACGGAGTGGCTTTGGTGATCCAGCCAACCGGGGCTTTGCCATCGTGTTGCCAAAGGAAGGGCAATGGTAAATTAAACATCGCACCTTTCGGCTCCATAATGTCCTCATCCCTGTCGGGAGTCGGAGTTGATGCGATGCCAGAGAATGTACGCTTGCCGTCAGCTGCTTTGCTAACACCTTTAATTTCAAAAGTTGAATATGCTCTTTTCAGCATGATATGTTTCCTTTAAACAAAAAATAATCCAAACTCAGGCTCCTCCACCTTAACATCTCGAGCTTTGAGGCCTAACACCATCGCAGTAGCAACAGCGCCGTCAATGCGGAACCGTGCTTTCGATTTATCAAGTTTGCGATTGCCTGAAGGATCTTTCAAAACGACCGCATTAGAAAAATTCCAAGTCATACAGGGATTGCCAGCGTGTTTGAAAGTGCGTTCAAGGATAGCTATTTCAAGCGCGTCAATTGCCGGAGCCATATCTTTAAATCCCTGTCCCCACGGACACAGCCTCAACGCTCCTGCTAATTCTTCATCCTTCTTATCCACCCACACATCGATGCCGATAACATTCAGCTCGCGAATCAAATCGTTAATTCGCCAGCGATCATAAGCCAAGCCAAGCACATTATACTCAGCCATGACTTGAGCAAGCTCCTGAGCAACAAATCCATAATGCACAGTGCGCCCCGGCGCGGT